GGCGCAAACCATAGTGCGCCACAGCCTCATGCAGCAGTGTCTGTTCAACATCAAACGTACTTGTATGGTTGGGAATGACAATGGTTATCTTCCCTGTACTCTTCGAGTAGAAGCCTTTTGCACGCTGCTTCTTTCCATCCAAGACGGAAGCATCAGTAACAACCTCCACATTGTCAAGATGCAGTTTCTCTGCAAGGCTTTCCACACGTTCTGCCATTCTTTGGCGTTCACGCCGTGCAAATTCCCTCCGCTGCTTTGCCGTTCTCCTTGACTGGCCGAGCAGTTTTGCTACTGGGTCATTCTCATAACTGACTTCATCATCGGTATATGTACCAATACCGTTACGATAGTCATTTGCAATCTCTGCATTGAGTGCGGCAATCTCTGCATCGGTAACAGCATTTTCCTGTCTGCGTTGAGGCTCACGACCTGCCTCCTTGACCATTTCATCAACTTCAGACGGAGTAAGCAAGCGTTTGACACGCATAGCACCTGTGATTATCCAAGGGTCTGTTTCAGGATTAGGATTGGTACGGTAAGTGTACGCACCATTTTCAGGAATCCTTGGAAGTCCGGCATAACTGTGTTGGAACTTGCCGTTCTTGTTGTAACCATAACTCATGGCTTCTTCCTGATAGTCCACGTCATTGGCATACTCCACCTCAGCCCAAACAAAATTGGCAGGGAACAGGGTTTTATCTCCGTTCTCATCAATGCGGTTAAACTGCAATGCGTATGGAATGACCCCTAAATGCCATCCGGGACGATAGGCAAGTTTACCACTACCGCCTTGTGTGCCTTTTCCTCCGGCCTTGACTTGATTGCGCCCAGTCTTGCTCTGTCCGGCTATCGGTGCAGCATCAGCATCCAGCCATACACCGACCGGTGTCGCTTCTCCGTTCGGATTGGCAACCATAGGCGGATACAATTCGCCGTTCTTCAAAACAAACACCTTGTATCCAATACCTGTATTTTGGGGTGCGGCATCTTCGCGAATGCGATACATCGTATCATCGCTGCGATATAAGACATCATCCTCATCAGTATTTGTAATGTCGTTGGCTGTTTCCACGCTTGCATCCATTTCAGCATATTTGGCTTCCTTTTCCTCCAACTCTTTCTTCATCAGTTCGGCATATTCCTCTAACTGTGCTTTCGCCTGTGCCAATTCTTCTTCATACTCGAATGGCTTGCCCTCTCTTGACAGGAGTTCTTTCAATTCGGCTTCATTATGTTTTTTGCTTCGCTCTCCGGCACTCAATCTCTCGGCAAAATCCTTTCCTGTAATCACATTGTCTGTAATATCCTCAATGGCATTGCGAAGCAGGTTTTGGCGTACCGGCACATCTTCAATGCCGAGTTCAAGGCAAGAGTAGGTCATTCTACGCTCAACATCATTGAAAAGTGTTGCACCGTCACTCATGGTTTTCCTTGTCAGTTTTGTTGTGACCACAAATGAAAAATCGCCTATCTGTATAATCAGTTCCCGTTTCTGTTCTCCTGAAATCTCACCGTCTTTCATCTGCTTCATTTCTGCAAGAATACTCTTGTTGTGTTCCTTGAAGAAATCATCCATTGTATCAACAGAAGCAAAACGATGTTTCCCGGTTACAATCTCCTTGAATTGTCCATCGGGGAATAACGAACGTACAGCCTCCAAGTATCTGCCGTTATCCTCAATGCGCTTTTCCGCATCCTTGATAAAGGCTTTCAACCTTGGCTTGGCATTGTGGATATAAGTTTGGTCTGTTTCCCATTGTTTTTTGCGGCTTGCATATTTACGCACGTTCTTTTCCGCATTGTTTTTCAGCATGGCATACTCACTGCCGGAGAGCTGCGCAACGGTATCGCCAAACACATCTTCTTCCTCTTCAAGCACACGGTTGGTCATGCTGTTGTTCATCATCTGCTTGCCGTTCATGATACTATCGGCAATCGCTCCCTTTGTTTTCAATCGTTGGTAGGCGGTAACATCCAAACTGTCCTCAACTCCGAAACGCAAGATGCGTACAGGCTTGTTCATGTCCTTATGCAAATTTCCCTGTCGCAAAATGCGTCCGTTGCGCTGGGTATAGTCCATAGGACGGTTAGGCGCATCCAAATGTATCAGCGTGTGCAGTCGTTCCTGAATGTTCACGCCTGTACCGAGCGTAAAGGTCGAACCGAGAATCACGCGAACCTCACCACGGTTTACCTTTTCAAAGATTTCAAGTTTCTTCTTGATAGTTATTCCCGACCTCATTACTACAATCTCATCAGCAGGAACTCCCTCTGCGATCAGTTTATTTCTGATGTCATCATAAAGATTGAAGCCGCTCTGCTTATTTTGATAATTGTCGGCAAAAATGGCAACCGTACCTTTGTAGTCGGCTGTTTCTTTCAGAGAGCGCAAAGTTTGGCGCACGGCTTCATTGGTCTTGCTGTTTTGGTCGTCCTCTGCATCTGACTGCACCAATCGGGCATCCACGGCAGCAGCTTTGGCAATACCGTACATAGTGAGCGGAATATGGCTGTTCTCTTTCTTCTCTTTGCCGCTCATCTGCTCATAATGTTCAAGTTCGCTCTTTACGAACTTCATGATACTACGCAATGCACGTGTCTGTGGCAGATAGAGGTCTTGTGCCTTTCCTTCCTCCATTTCAGGTATTTTGTCCTTTACGCCACCGGCTTCTTTGGTAAGGACAGTATCGGACACTCCAGACCATATACGCACCAGTTCGGGCAGGTTCACATATCCGGCAAAGCGATTGTTCTCCTTGAACTTTCCGCTTGTGGTGAATTCCAACATTTGCTGAATGTTACCGAAGTTGCGTACAAAGTCATCAAAGTAATAGATACCGTATTCTTTCATTGTATCGGCAGGCATGAGATAGCGCATGAACGTCCAAATCTCTGCAGCGGTATTGCTGATAGGCGTACCTGTGGCAAAAATTACGTTTCGTCCGTTGTTCTTTTCTAAAACAGCCTGTGTTTTCAAGAATACGCCTTGTGATTTTTTGCTGTATGACGGGTCCACACCTTTCACTCCACGCTGCATGGCAGTGGCAAATCCAAGGTGCTTGTATTCGTGGGCTTCATCCACAAGCAGGGCATCAATGCCCATGTCGTCAAAGTTCTCCACATCGTCAGTACGGCGGTCAAGCATTTCCATTGCCTTGACTTCTGCATTCTGCAAGGCTACGGCACGTTTTTTCTCATCGTTGGCAGTGCGTTTCTTTGAAGCATTGTCTGCAAGTCCGGCAAGCTGTTCCTCCAACAATTCGATTTCACGTTCGGCTTGCCGGGTAATCATGTTCTTTCCGTCCGGGTCTTCCTCTTTCATCTGTTCAAGGATGAGCATCTTCTCCTCAATCTTGTCCTGCACGAAAGTCATTTCTCTTTCCTCGCTGTCGGGAATAAATTCAAAGGTCGATTGCGGAACGACAATCATATCCCAGTCATTGTAGCGTATCTTGGCATAGAAGTTCTTTCTGCCCTCCGCACTTCGGTCTGCCTCTTCGAGTGTCAGTATCTTGGCATTCGGGTACAGTTCCTTTGCACTTGCAACAAATTGCCCGACGGTGGCATTCTGCACTACAATCATCGGTTTGCGGGCAGTACCTAAACGGCGCATTTCCATCGCTGTGGAAATAAGGGTAAAGGTTTTTCCTGTTCCTACCTCATGGGCAAGCAACAACGGTTGCTGTGTGCCTCTCACGATGGCTCTGCCTTGATGAGGACGCATCTTGAATTTGTGTGAAGCACCTCCAAAATACTCCGGCACAAACTCGTCCGGTATGCTCATAGGCACAAAGTTGTTGAACATATCGTTATAGATACGTTCCATACGTTCCGACATTTCCGGGTCGCTCTGCATCTTCTGCCTTGCCCAGTCCTTGAAATCTTGACGGATTTCATCAATCTTGGCGGCACAAGCCTGTGTCGCTTCCTTGTCGGTAATTGTTTCTGTTGTGCCGTCATAGTGTTTCTTGGTGGTGGAAACCGTGATGCTTCTGTTCTGAATGGCGGCTTCTATAAGGGTGTGTCCCATAATGGTTCGACCGAGCATTTCACTGGTCACGCCCATGGCACGGTTCTTTTCGTAGTTGGTAAAGTATGGCTCTTTCATAAACCAAGTACCGCCTACTGCTGTAAAACGGACATCTACTTCCGTTCGTTCCTTTACGAAATCTTCATATAGTTTCGGATCAATCCAAGAACTGCCGAGGGTAAAGTCTATCAGATGTGCGGGGATTTCCATTGGCATGACTTCCTGCAATGCCTTGATGTTGCGGTCAAATTCCCCATTCTCGTTGTTTTCCTCTGCCTGACGCAGTTTTTCACGGATATTTCCACTCAAATACTGATACGATGCTTCCATCTGTCGGCTTACTGGGTCCTCGAAACCGTAGCCGCTCTCGATGATTTCTTTCTTCACATCTTCGATGCCTGTGCCAAGTTGTTCGGCGATATATGGTATGTCCACACGACCGAATTTGAAGATACTTGCAATGATACCGTCCTTGACATTGGCCGGGGTGGGTTCTTTATCTTTTTCAACGACACGTTTGCTGAATACATCGGTCTTTTCAAATTTCTGTATCCGGTTTCCTTTTTCATCTGCCGTTTCCTCAAACTTTTCAAGAGCGAATACATTGGCATAGTCCACATCATTGCGGAGAAACGCAATGGCGGTGTTCTTGTTGAAGTGTCCGTATGTGCCGACAAAATCATCATATGCCTTGTTGAGTTTGTCAAGCAAAGGTTTCAGCCCCTCATCGCTTTCGTTCTCGGTCTGATAGGAAAGAACTTCCGCAAGAGCTTCCTTGATGGCGGTGTACGCCTCGAAGCATTCCACTTTCGTATGCCCTTTTACCCTATTGGCATTCACTTCGAGAGGTTGTGCACTGGCTGTCGAGTTGATAAACAGTTTGCCATCTCTGACAAATATCTCACCAATCTTTTTGTCGGGCATTACATCGGTAACCGGTCCGGCATTGCGTTCGCCAAATTCCTCTGCCTTGAATGAATGGACAAATTCAGATAACATCTGCTCCTGCTTCTTATCCTGTGCAGGATACAAACCCTTGCTTGTCGGGCGGAATGTGTCGCCTTTCTCAAATGCAAAGTGCATTTCACCAGCCATGTTTTCGGGGTGTTCAATGAAATAGCGGTTGTAGTCCATCGAAAGTTGCTTGATGACCGGTGTTTCCTTGCCTTTGACCTTGCGTGTTTCCCCAGTATCATATTCTGCCATACGCTCTCCGCTCACATCGCTTACATCAATGACATGGGCGGATTTCTGCCCGTTCACACGCTTGCGGATAACAACGATGTCGGAGGTTACCCCGGTGCCACCGAAAGTCTTGTTGTGCATACGGAAAGCACCCACGAAGTCAGAACCGCCCTCGTTCACAATCCAGTCACGGAGTTTCTTGCTGTTGTCAAGCGTACCGTTGGACGTAATGAAGATGCCCAAACCGCCCTCGCGCAGTTTACGCACATTCTTTGCTATACAGAAATCATGTATGTTGTGGAATTTCTTCGACAGGTCTTTGTCACCGGTGGTGTCATTCACACGGAGTCCGGTAACGAAAGGAACATTGGTAATAGCCAAATCCACACTGCCGTTAGGTATGCGGGTCTGTTCAAAGCCCTGTATTTCCACTTTGGCATCAGGATAGAGGAGCGAGAGGATGCCTCCCGAAGTTCTGTCAATCTCTATGGCATGGATGTCACTACGCTCACTGATGTTTGTAGGCATCTGTCCCAAGATATTGCCGATACCGGCAGAACCTTCAAGAATGTTTCCACCATTGAAGCCCATTTGTTCGGCAATGTCCCAAAGCGTATCCACAACGTATGCCGGAGTGTAATAGGCACTATTTGCACTCATTACGGCCTCTTGATATGCCTTTTCACCAAGCAACTCACGGAGCTTCTTTGCAATGGGATTAGGAGCATACGATGTACCTTCGTTGAAAGCCTTGCCCAAGCCACCCCAGCCACTGAACTTGCGAAGGGTCTGCATCTGTTTTTCTGTAGCCTGTTCGCCGCTTTCAAGCAACTGTTTTGCCAGTTCGATAGCCTTGATATTGGCTTCGATACGGGCATCTACTGATGTCGGAGCGTGGTCTTTACCACGTTCCGAATGGTTGTTATGGGTATTCTTCTTCTCAGTTATGGCATCTGAAAGTCGAGGTCGCACAATCCTATTGACTGCATCGCTTGTTCTTTCTCCTTCGTTGTCAGTCCCTCTACCTGCTTGTTGTTCGCTTTCGCTACCTGTTTCAGTGCCTCTTGATAATCCTTGTCCGTGTCGATTACCGTTGGCTGACACTCCTTCGGAGCGTTCTGCATCAGTTCTCTGTAATCCATGTTCGTTGTTTTTATTGTTATCAATCAGATCGTCAAACAAGCCCAGTTCATTTGACTGCTGTGAATTTACTGCTTTTTTCTCACTTTTTTTACGTGTGGAGCGACTTTTCTTGATACGTTCCTGTGCAATTTCAACCTCTTGCTCGACCTCTTTTTCTCTTATTACTGTCTCAGCGGTGGCAAGCGCATCAATATCCGGTTTATCAAAGTTGGCCACATCAAACTGTTGTACCTCATCGTATGGGGTCATATCGGTATCCAGCCCGTTCTCTGATACCTCCGGCAAATCCCTTGCGCCATTATAGAACGCTTTGAGATATGGACGTATGGCATCGCCCAAGTCTGCAATCATGGCCGTTGCATACTCGGCAAACTTACGTGAACCTTTCTCCAAATGGTAAACAGCCATCTCTGTTCCAATGGCAAGAATCTCAGGGTCTATACCTATATTCATTTGACCGAGCAACTTCTTACGCATACGCTCACGAAGTTCTGCATAACGCTCATCAGTAACAAGACGGTTACCACTCGCTTCAGTCTTTTTCTGCGAATTGTCTTGTTGTTGCTCACTCCGCATATCGTTGATAAGAGTTCGGACTTCATTAGCAAACTTATCTGCACTATCTTTAGTCAGGAAAATAATATTTCCTTCATGATAAACGTCTCCACCACGCTTCTCTCCTAAATCCATCACAGCCTGTTTTTCCGCATCAATCATCTTCATCAAAGTACGAACAGAATATCTGTTATCCATTTCCTTGTCAACAACGAAATCTGTCCTTTTGTCACGAATTTCATCCTTTGCCTTGCGATCAAGTTCTCGGGTCTTAATTTTATTTTCGAGCGAAATGCCAACTGCATCCAAAACTTCTTGCATACCGTTCTGAGGATTGCGAAGAATGTCTAACATTTCCTCTGGGCTGTTGGTTGTCTGACGAAAACGTGCATCACCAATAGGTATGGGACCGCTCACATCATCACGACTTAATGTAGTTTCCCCTGTTTCTTTATCAACAAAAACAGAGTATTGCCATATAGGAGTATATTCCTGCTTTTCCTCCTGCTTCGTGGCTTTCTGTTGTTGAGGTTCTGAAAACTGCACATTGCCGTCATTTACTTCTGACAAATCAGACAAAGACAAAGGTGGTTGTGATTGTGCATCGGTTGCATATTCTGCCAAGCGTTCAGCATCTTCCTTGCTCCGCATCATGAAGCCTTGCTTTTCCTTGTCCCACCAGCCTTTCAGTTGTTTGGCAAACATTGTGGTGTGCTTCCGAACAGTATCTCTCAATTCATTGTTGAATTTCACAAGGTGCATATCCAACACCTTACCTCTCTTTGTGGTGTACTGTGCAGGAGTAATGGTATACGGAGTGTCTATTGATTCCGTCGTTTCTTCTTCCCCAACAATTCTCGCTACATTTACATACAGTTTAGCATCCTTTCCTTTATATTGGGGCGGTTCATACGAAAAGTTATATACGGTTTGATTGTCCTCATCTACAATAGAAATATTTCCTTTGTAAGCAGAATAATCAATGCCTGATTCTGTATGATTCCGGTTGCTATAATAGTATTTATCAAGTTTGGATTTATCGGATGAATTTACAGAAACAGAGCCAGTTACTTCTTCTAACCCGTATTCTATACTCTTTATACCATTAGCAAGCACCTTATTTGCTAATCTCAATAGCATTTTCACATCGCCTTCATAGGGGGGATGTGCGGTATCTGAATCACGTAATAAATCATTGAATGCCTTATACTCCTGTTTCGTCTTTACGCTCTTATATTCAGCAAACGCTTTGGTCTTACGGTGGCTGCTGTCTATCCATTTCTCGAAATCTTCCAAGTTTACGGCAGTCAACACCGTCTTGTGCTTCTTCGCCCAATCGCTGTCATAATTCGCGAAGTAAGCTGCCTCGGCATCGTCAGTCTCATTGAAACCAAGCATTACCTTATGCTCATCAAAGCTGCCGTCCTCATTATACTGGTCCACCACGAACACCCTGCGTCCGTTCCACCCGTCAATATCATCAGAGAGGAACACGTCTATGTGGTCTCCATCCACGCCCTCCGTGCCACGAATGTAGCCGTAGGTGTTCTGCATGATCGTTTCCCACTTGTTGCCCTCTGTGTCTATTCCACTACGAACGGATCCTTTCGGGTTCTCAATGGTGATATTGAATGTACCAACCTGCACATGACCTTTCTTATAATTGCCAGCTTCTTTCTGTTTCTCCGTAGGAGTAGTATCGGTTTCTTTCTCTGCCACTGCAACAGCATTGGCTAAAGACAAAGATGCATCAATATAATTAAGAACATCCAATAAGTCTCCGAATGTTTGACCGTCATACTCATAAGCGCTACCTATATAATTACCTTTCGTATCAGGTGCATCAACTTTTATAACTTTATGAGTACCATCAACAATAATTGTCTGTTTATAAGTATCGCCATACTTTCCGCTTTCAATCCAATCATCTTCTTGAACTTCAATACGTCTTGCTATTTTTGCACTAAGTTGATTGTCAGTATCATCAGAAGACAGCATTTCTTCTTGTGATAAAGAAGATTCTATTTCGCTTTGTCCACCAATGCTTTCAGTTCTTCCTGTATCATCAGTTGTCCCATTTCCGTTCTCAACTCGTTCTCTTGGCGCAAGAGTTCCATTGCTTCCTTGCTGCCCTCGTTGGCTTGTTGCTGTATCGCCAACCAATACATTGCTTCGTTGTTGTCCATTGTAATCTAAATTTAATGCTTCTTTAATAGCCTGTACGAGCGTCCGAGGGGTATTGTCCGGTTGTTCGAACAGAGTTTCTTCCTGTGTGCCTTGTATAAGGTCATAAATCTTGCCGAATGTATTTTGAATGAAGCTTTGGCTTTCACCTTTATACATTGCGGCCAAATGCAGGACAAAGTTACTGAAATTATCAGCAGGGAGATAACTTTCCCCAGTGACATCATCCATTTGATACTGGCGTTTCCAACTTTCTACGGCAGTACGTGCTTCCTTGAAGTTCTTTGCCTCTACAAACATTTTATCTTGGGACAAAGCATAGTAAGCACGAACGGAATTCTGTATCTCATCTACCATTCGTTCACTGTTCGGACTATCATAATCACGAAAAGCAGTGGCAAGAATAGCCTTTTGTGCTTTTACCGGCAATACGTTGAACATTTCCTCCAACCGTGTACTACCGTCCTTGAAAATGCTTTGATACATGATACCACGCAAATCATTCTTGGATTCGGGAGTCAAGTTACCCTTGCTGTCAAACGCACTCTTGTATTGTGTGGGACTGATGAAACCTCTTTGGCTCATCCATTTTAGGACACTTGCACCGTTGGCATCCACAAGCCCGGCAAACGACACTTCATCGTCCGAGGCTCTGAGTAACAGGTTGGCAAACGAACGTACTTCGATTCCCATACGCTGTAAGGCATTTTTCGGTTTGATTCGTTCCACACCTCCGCTTTCGGTGTCCTGTGCTACGTATTGTCCCAGAGGAATAGCCGTAGCATCGTCCACATGAAGCATATTTACCAGCACCGGACTTTGTAGGGCAGCAATATCTTCAGCACGCAAACCAAACTCTTCCGCATGGTCTTTCAGGTATTGCCTATATGCTTCGGCCTGTTCCGGATGGCTTTCCCACATCAGACGCAAGGCATCACTGCGGTTGTTTCCCTGTATAACTTCACCACGTTCGTTTACGGTCGGCGCACCGGTGTAAGCGGTAATACTCGATGTGATTTCTTCCGGACGAATGTTCCCGGCGATTTTCCGTGCAGACAATACGCTCGCTTCGTCATTTCGTTCCTTGGGTTGCGCTTCATCAATAAAATGCAGAGGATTACGCACACCTTGGATATGGCTCGGTTGCAACAACGATGCGTCAATCACGGCCACATGACCGGGAGCCAGCACATCATTGCTGAACTTCACGTTCACCTCTTTACCTTGTACGGTCTGCAATGGTTCTTGCCTGTCAATCTTATGGCCGTTCACACGTCTGTACCCCCTTGCGCGGGCATCCTGCGGTGTATCATCCACCATGTCGGGAACTCCGTTAAGGGCTTCACGCTCGACGCGTTCGGCTTCCTCACGCTCTGCACGCAGCTTTTCTTCTTCCGCTTTGCGTAGGGCGGCAGCTTCATCAGCCATTCGTTTGCGTTCCGCATCCGCTGCCATTCTTCTACGGTTGGCAGTACCGGCTATCTTCTGCCAAGCGAGCAAATCCTGTTTGGCTGCATCAATCGCCGCTTTGCGTTCTTTCTCGGAAGCAATCTTTTCGGCAATGGAGTTGCCACCTTTCGATTTGGCTTTCTCCAACTTCTTCAAGGCTTCTTCCTTGTCGGCAACCATTCCATCGGCTACGGTCTGTGCCATATCCTCATCACCCTCAGTCTGCTCCACAATGGCATCCCAAGCTGTGTCGCTGTCGGCCTGCTCATATAGTGGATTTCCCTGCTCATCCTTTGGTATTCTCTGCATGGCAGGAATATTTTGAGGGGCATTGTTATCATTTTCGGGAATATTTTCCGCACCATTGTTGCTCTCATTTTCGGCAGGGCGTTCAAACGCTACTCCGTTATGCTCCAACAACATATTGTCAAGTTCATCACGGGTAAACAGGTTCACACGCTTGCCGTTGATAGGGGCTTCGGTAAATACCTCATACTTGCCGTCCGCATCAGCATCCGCTGTGATATTGCCACGGACGGTAACGCCGTTCTCATCGGTAAGCGAAACAATGTCATTGAGGGCGTATTGTGGTCTTTCAGCCTCTTGCATTTCCTGTTTCCGTTCGGCATTCTCAATGGTTCTCTGCTGCTCGAACTGCGCCACACGTGCCAAATTTGCCGCATCAGCCTGTTGCTGTATGGTTTCTTTTGCCAACGGGAAGATATTCACGCCGTCCGATACGTTAACTGTGCCGTCCCCATTATCCACAATACCGTCCTCGTTGGCTATAACCTGTACTTGCATCTGTGAACCATCCTGTCCGGTAATAGTATAGGCATCACCCGGATTGAATGTAACCTTACCGTCGATCTTATCAGCCGCTTCACGTGCGAACTGCTCCACAATGGCTTGTTCTGCCAATTCTTTTTGCTCGTTAGGGTCTTGCGATTCATCAAGAGACAATACTGCATCAGGTGATACTTGTTCAAGTGCGCCGGTTTCCGAATCGCGAATGATGATGCTGTTGTCCGAATCAGTTACGCTCACACCGCTACCATCGTCATATGGTACAAGCTTGCCACTGATTACATACACCTTCCGCTCATCCTGCTTCATCGTTGCCCCCTGTATCATGCCGGTATTACGGTTCACACGTGCATCTATCATTGAGTTGCTCTGCTCGATACGACCGTCTATATCATCACGTACACGTTGTATCATGCCGTTATACACCTGCTTGGCATTAATATAATCGATTACGGAAACCTTATCTTCATCATTCCATTGTTCGTTGCCATTCACAAACTCTAATGCGGCAATCGGATTTTCTTCAATCATTGCAAACATGCTCTCATCCACGAGGTCTGCAACCCTTGCACGCTGATACTCATACATGTTCTTTGCATCGTTCATCTCCTGCGAAGAAATGATATTATACCCGTCGAGATAACTGTCATTTGCTTGTTGTACACTTTCGTTTCGGTTGCCGCCACGTGATTGAGCCATAGAAGCAAGGTTAAATCCTCGCAAATTCAACGAGCGTTCCATATAATCCAGAACGGCAGCTTTCTCATTGATGGTAAAATCTTTATCACCGGCAATAAGTTCCGCAACTTCACCGATATTCTCATTGGTAGTAAGGTCAAGCGTCGCCTTTAATGGCTCCCATACCTCTTTGCCG